CACAAGGTATTTCTCATGATCTACGACTTTGCAACCGAAGTCACCGTTGCTGCTCCTACGGGGGGCAGCACCAACGTGACCCTGTCTGCTGGCGTTGATGTGACTGACGGCAGCGACGGGGTTCCGGCCCTGTTCGGTGCGGGCGAGCAGCTCTACATGCAGTTTGAAGTCACCACGGCTTTCAGCACTGGATCCGGCGCTCCGCTTGCTCAGTTCGGCATCGCCTTCGACAAGACCGCGACCCTGGCCGCAGGGACCGCGCTCGTTCTCGGCATGACCGGAGGGTCTGTCGCAACCAAGATTGGATACGAGACCGCCGAGCTAACCCTTGGCAGAAAGTTCCACTTGGCCATTCCGCCGTTTGATGATGTCATGGAGGACACTCACACTCTTTGGCCTCACGACATTGACTCAGCAGATTTGGACACGTTCCGCACCATGAAATACATGGGCATCGTGATTCATAATCCGATGGCTGTTGCTTCAAACGCATTCGACGCTGGCGCAGTTAAAGCTCGCATCGTGACCCAGGCATCGCTTGGCACCGCTGTTGGCTCGAACATTTACCCTTCTAGAATGACGGTGCAGTAATGCGAGTTCGAGCACTCAAAAAATGCTTTGTTGGCAATTGCCTGCGGGAACCCGGTGACGAGTTCAGCATGCCGGACGATGCCAATTTTAGCTCAACAGTGATTGAACTTGTTGAAGACGAAACGCCGGTTGAGAAGCCGGTCGCTAAGGTCGCCAAAAAGGCGGCTAAGAAAGCTAAGAAGGCTCCCGAACCAACTGAAGAGAGCTAGACATGCTTAAGCACGCTGCGGATCTCTCCGATTCTCACGAATACTTTATCGTCTGGGTCGGAGAGACCAGCGCGCGACCTTGGGGAACGAAGACGGAGGGCTACACGCTCTTCCCCGAGTTTGAGAACGCCGTGGACGGCGTGGACCTTACCAACGTGGTGGTCCCTGCATCATCTGATGCTACCGAAACTCACTCGTTCAGCGTCACCTGTGCGACGGCCCTCAAAGCGAACGAGTTCGCTAACGCAACTCTTCGCCTAGGCACGGTAACAACCCCGCTTGACGGTTACGGGGTAATCCAATCTCACGCCGCAATTGGGGCAGGCGAGTCTGGGACGCTCACGGTCACCTGGACGCGCGGAGCTGCTGCTGGCACTGTTGCTGGCTACATCGTGCGCGAGAACGCCAAGTGGCGCAGCTACCCGCAGGTCCGCGTGCTGACCCCGTTCCAGCCGGTGGATTCAGCGGACAGCATGGTCAACACCAATGTTGCCTACCCCACCGCTGGCGCGGCCTGGGCCTCCGGCGGCAAGTCAATCACGATGCCAGCGCCCTACAACGGCACGCTGACGGCGAACAGCACGTTCGAAGACCTTGGCTTGTTCCTGCCGTTTACGTTCAAGGAAGGGCTAGCCGGATACGGCATTAGCGACAAAGGTGACTCGGCTGGAAGCACCACTCACGCAATTAGCGGAATATCTAGCAGCGTGTTCACGTTTGCCAACGCGATCACTCGGCACGTCCTTGTGGGCGGCTACGTCATCGTGGACTGGGAGACCGGCGGGGCGACCAAGCGAAGCTGGGCACCCATCACGGAAATGGGCTCCACGACCACTTTCACTGCGGGGCCGTGGCTCGGGGACGGCGCGGTGGAGGACAGCGGTGACGGTGGCAACGTGAAACGCTACACGGCCTGGGTTCCGCACTACGACGACAGCCCCTACGCCTACCTGCCTGGGGAAGGGTTCACCTACCCGAACAACGACATGATGCCGTATGCGGCGTCGGCGATCGGGGCCAACGTCAGGAACAGGCCGCGAGGGCAAACTCTCTCCTCGCACGGCGACAAGTTCGGGGCCATGCTGGTCGCGGCGTCCCGCCTGTCAGCAGCCACCGGGAAGCGGATCAACGTGATCCACCTGGGCATTAACGAAGGCTCGCTGTCTGCCAGCAACGACAGCAACTTGACCGGATTTGACGGCAAGGTGGGCTGGTGGAACAACGAGGACCACAGCACCTGGGCGACCGGCGTGACCACGTCGATCTACCAAAGGCTCGACAAGCTCCTGAGAAGCGTTCTGCCGAACGCTTTGCTGGCAGAGTCCTCCAGCAAGACCGCCCGCTGTTTGGGCCTTGTGGTGGCTCACGGAGCCTCTGACGCCCTAGATACCAGTGCCCGACAGCACTACGGGCGCACCTTGAAGGGTTTCGTGCGCGCGGCGCGCAGCCTGATCAACACGCTCGGGTTCAACCCCTACGCCAACGGGGCCGAGATCCCCTACGTGCAGCCACGGATCCCCTACCTGCCCTACTCGATCGACGGCACCTACACGCACCACTCTGAGCTGGGGGGCGGCTCGACGGCAATCAACGCCGACACGGACAGCCTCGTCAACTCGGCGATCGAGGAGAACGCGGCTGCGGACGGCTTCGCGGCCACGGTCAAGGTGGACGACCTGCCCCGGAACACGACCGATGTCAGCATCTACAACGGCGTCGGCGAGGGCGAGCTAGGCTCGCGGATCAGCGACAAGCTTGGCATCCTGGTGGATTACAGCCTGGGCCACGGCTCGTCGGCGCTAGCCACCACGCAGACCCGTCTGATCGACATCTGCAACTTGGCGCTGTCTTCGATCGGTGACTCAGGCCAGATCACGTCGCTCGACGACGGCAGCGAGCAGGCCGCACTCTGCAAGAAGTTCTTGCCAGAGTCGCGAGACAGCCTGCTTCAAATGAGGCAGTGGGGCTTCGCCATGCGGCGCAAGCAGCTGGTCGCGATTCAGCGGCCAGAGATGACCATCTACCAGCACTTCAACAGCTGCTACGTCTTGCCGAAGGACGCCCTGAATGCGTTCCGGGTTCTGCCGCCGGTCACGACCGGGGCGACGTTTGACCACAACCAAGTCAACACGACTGCCTATTCGAACACTTTTGCTGGCAGTGACGGTTCTGGCACCAAGGGCGAAGACGTGCCCGCCGACGTGGCCGCGCTAGACAAGGTCGTAGTGGCGAGCGCGCCGAGCGGCGACGGCGGCGTGGTCATCGAGCCTGACGACCTGCTGCCGATTCAATCGCACATCGAGCTTGACCCGGAGCCTTACGCGGTCGAGCAGTCGCCGTTTGGGCACCGCTACATCTTCACCAACCAGACCTTTGCGACCCTGCAATACGTCGCCAAGGTGGTGGACGCAGAACAATACTCGCCAGCGTTTGCCACAGCTCTTGCCAACCACCTTGGCTCCATGCTGGCTGGCGTGCTGATTAAGGGCGACCAGGGCCAGAAGGTGTCGCAGATGCTGCTCGCAAAAACTGCCGGTGCCATTAAGCAGGCATCGCTAAGTGACGGAAACCAGCAGCGGCCCACCGACAGTGACCGACCGTTTGGATTTATTCCAGATCACATTGCTCACCGATGACCAGACAAAGCAAGAGCCTGACCCGCTCGTTTGCCGGTGGCGAGATGTCGCCGGAAATGTTCGGGCGACTAGACGACGTTCAGTTCCAATCCGGAGCTGAGACTTTGCTCAACATGGTGCCGCGCCCGACAGGGTCGGCGGCTCGTCGCTCAGGCACCAAGCTAGTCAGGCAAGCCAAGAGCACCGGGACTCCCCACCTGTTCCCGTTTGTTTTCAGCCAGACAGAGTCGCTAGTTGTTGAAGCCGGTCGCGCCACCATTGGCGGCCTAGACTCCGGCTACTTCCGTTTTCACAACCAGGGCAACACGCTTCTCTACAACACCAAGGACAGCTTCCACACGAGCAAGATTGTCGTGCCACGCGACTGGATCGAGGTGACCGTCAACACGGGCAGCAACTCGTTCACGCTAAGCAACCACGGGCTCCAGGTAGGCGATCAGATCCAGATGTTTGCCACGGGCGTTCCCACGACTTCCCCGCAAATTGCCCAGGGGGCTCAAGTCAAGGTAGCTTCTGTAACCACAAACTCGTTCACGATTGAGACCACAGACAACTCGTCGATCAGCATCTCAGAAAGGGGTTTCGAGGTAGGCTTCCGAGGGGCACGCCTCCGATCTAGTGCAACCTACGGCACTGGTGACCATGGGTATTTCACAACGCAATACGATTCAGGAGACCCTGCTCACAACTTGCGGGCTGGCGACGAGGTCTACCTGACTGCGGAGCCTTACAGCACATCCAACGTCTCCTTCGACGGCTCCTACTTTAGGTTCGAAGCGGAAGCTGGAACATCAACTAACCCTCCAACAAGCAACTTCGGCTTGGGCCGGGACGACGATGACGAGCTTGGTCAGCAGGTGGTGTTCTTTGGGTCTGACTTGCCAGAGAACATTGTAGAAGGCCGCCCCTACTACATCATCAAAAACACCTCGACCAGCGGAGGCCGGAAGGTCTGGCGCATCAGCGACACGCGGGGTGGTGCGCCTTTCGGGTCTGGCGGGACTGACTACGCTGTATCTACAACTCAGAACGCATCAGCAATAGCTGCCATGCCTCACGGATTTGACATGCTCAAATCCTACTGGGTGACAGCAATTACGGGGTCTACCGGGCCGGTCAGCTTCCCTGTAGCGCGGTTCAAGTTATCCGAATCCTTGGGGGAGGCACTTAGCGGGTCGGGGAAAGGAATCGAAAACCAGCTTTTAGGAACCGGCGAGCGAAGGGTTCACAAGGTCACAACCTCTGGCCAGATTGTTTGGCATCAAGGCAAGAGCTACCACCGACGCAAAGAGCTGATCGACCGGAGCGCAAACCTGACGCGGCTCGCGCACAACCAATCCAACACGCGCGTCCCCGGCGTAAGAACAGTCGCGGACACCGCCGAATACTGGAGAGAGCAGCCCGGTAAGTCTACCGGCGGCGCGTTCCCTGCAACGATCACGAGGGTTGGCGGCAAGGTCCAGGTCAACGCCACCGCCCACGGCTTGCAGAACAACCAAACGGTCGTCAAGGTCCACGGATTTGTTGGCGACAATCACTCTCCGACGCTGGGGACCGGGTCTTCGACTTACTACGTCGTCAACAGGGCCGCCAATTCGTTTGAGCTTGCGACATCGTCTGGGGCCACCGCGATCGACCTTGAAGCAGAGTTCTCCTTCGGGGGCGTTGAGATGCGAGCCTTCCCGGCGTTCAACATCTCAACCGACAGGGTCACCTGGATCGCTCACGGCCTGTCGGAGGCTGACCCGGTTGTCTTCAACATACCAACCGACACGGGAGGCGTAACTGCCAGCATTGGCAACTTGTCGGTAGACACGACTTACTACGTCAAGAACAAGACGACCGACGATTTCCAGCTTTCGACCACCCCTTACGGGGACGCCATTGATTTGACCGGGACGTTTACGTCGGCGCTGACGGCGAACGGCGCGGCATACCTTGAAGTCCCGCACGACTACACCGAGGACGAGCTTTCCGAGATCTCGACCACGCAAAGCAACGACGTGATGACGTTGTGCAGCCAGCTCCAACCGGCGGCGGAGCTGCGCCGTCTAGGGTCGCAGACCTGGGAGACGAAGCAGATCAACTTTAAAGCGTCGTCGCTTCCGCCGGAGTCTTTGCAGGAGATTGAAGTAGACCAAGGCGAGCATCACGAAGTCTTCGGGATGCGTATTGTTAAGCAAGTAAGTCAAGGCGACGGCGACCCAGACCCAACCGTTTCAGACACTAACGGAACACTTGTGTCTCAGCCAAAAACTGAAGACAAGATGGTCAGCGTCAGCCTGCA